AACTTCTTGCTTCGTCAGGAACGCACATATCTCTATGGCACCAAATTGAAGTTCTTGATGGAGACCAAGGACGGCGCACAGGAATATGCTTATTCTGCCGAGGGTATCATCAATCAGTTGACCAACTCTTATGGCATCGGAGATACCTATACCTTCGCCGACCTTATCGCCATCGCCAAGTTGATGTTCACCGACTTTGCCGAGTCTGATGAAATGTATCTCTTCTGCGGTAAGAACGCCATTGAGCGACTGATGAAGATTGAACTTCCAAAGGGTCGTGATGTAATGTTCGATACAGTTAAGGAGTTCGATATTACCTTCAACCGCTTCAAGTGCAGTTATGGTACGCTCAACTTTGCTTGGGATAGCACACTCGACTACATGGATTTGGAGGACTGCATGATTGGCGCTGACTTCAAGGGTGCTCGCCACTACGTCAAGGAGAAGGGCAAGGAGAAGACCAACGACCTTTCTAAGGATGGTTACGATCCACGTTTGGCTAAGCGTTACATGCATTGGGAGGCTGACTGCGTAGCTCTCCGTGGCTACAACAGCATTCTCGTAGGTCCAGAGAACAAGATTTCTACGCTTGGTGCAGCTGGTGTTATCAACAACATCGTTTCTTTGAGCACGCTCCCTAAGACACCACATGAGGGTATGATTGTAGCTTTGACTGCCGATTATACCGACACGACATCGAATAGTGGTAGCACAAAGTACGAGAAGGAAAACATCTACATCTACAAGGGTGGTAAATGGGAAATCTTCTCGGGTCAGCTCATTGCAGCCTAGTTATATATATCAAACAACAAGGACTAGCCAACCCCTAGTTCCTTGTTGCTCCAAATAAAGATTTAGCAAAATGATTAAAACATATAGATACAACGCCAACCGAAATACGGTAAGTCATATTCTTCAAGGAAAGAATGGCTTGACGGTTCGTTTCAACTTCGAGCGAGGAAATGTAGTAACCAAGCGTAAGCCAGAGCTTATCTTGAAAAATAAGTTTTATCAGGACTTGCTCGAAAGCAGCGAACTGTGCAAGCAAGGTTTGGTCTCATTGGTTAGCTCCATCGCCGAGCCATCCGATGTAGTGGATGATACGCCGACCGAGAAGAAGCAGGAGACAACCGAGGAGGTAAAGAATATCCGTACCGCCGCTGATGTTATTGCTTACGTCAACGAGCGTTTCGGTAAGGATTACAGAACGCTTGCCAAGGCGATGAACCAAGCTTCAAAGTCGGGAATAATCTTCCCAGACTACAACGAGTAACAATATATACAATAAGGTGAAATGAAAGTGTCTGACATCATAAAGGCAGTGCGTTGGCGCATAGACGAGGAAACCAACAACACATCGGAAATCACCGATGACAAGGACGACTTGTTTCTGGACAATATCATCGAGGCGAATATCCCCGATGCCTTGCATTGGATAGCTGTCACTGCAACATCGTCTTCCGCTCTTTCTGGTTCTACTACAACCACCAAAAAGGAGAGCGTTCCATCTACAGCATCTACTACCACGACCATACAGGTGGAGGCTTACGAGGGTAGCGATGATATAGGTGTCCTCACGATGCTAAATTCCGTTTCCGTGTTCAATATCAATCGTGTCAGAGCCAAAGGATGGCACAAGGCAGTAGTGCCAGTGGAAGATACAGACGATGAAGCCTTGATGATGTTCGATGATACAGCAAAAGGAACTTTCGATAGACCGCTAGCTGCCATCATGCGAGTCAATCCGCTCAAAGTGCTCATTCAGCCAAAGCCATCAGACGATGGTTCCGTTACCATTTCCTACGTGGGAGTGCCTACCGACCTCACAACATCTGACGATGGGGAAAAGACGGTGGACATATCCGAAACCTTCAAGGGCGCATTCATCCATTATCTCGCCTTCCTGTTGCTCTCAGCCTACAATGATACCAAGGCTAGCCAGATGTACACGATTGCCTTGCAGCAGCTGGGCGTAAGTCAAACCTCAAAGTGATAAAGTAGTATGGAGTATGTATCAACCAACTATAGCGAGGAAGAGCTTGCATGGGTATCTCCTGAGATTACCTTGCATCGTGACATCTACCTGATGGTTACCTTGCAAACTCCAGGCAAGCTAATCATTCGCCAAGATTGCGGCGATGGCAAGAAGCCAAAGGCTCCCCTCTGTCCGCACAAGAACACGACCGAGTTCAAGCTTCGCATCCGTGTAATGCCAGAGACCGCAAAAATTCAGTTATTCACTTCTTCACAACCAAAAGAAATCAAATATGCCTACATTTAGAGACGATATTAAACTAGGTGCATATGTGCCACTGATGAAGACAGACGACATCAACGACCAAGCTATCACCACCGTTAAGATTCGTGACAGAAATGTTACGTCCGATAAGCTATCTGATGGAGCTATCAAGTCTTCAAAGATAGCAGACGGTAATGTAACTGCCGAAAAACTAGCAGAATCATCTGTCGTCACTTCCAAGATAGCAGATAAGAGTATTACCAATGTAAAACTTGGAGATGGCTCTGTAACTACAGACAAGATAGCTTCGAAAAGCATTACTGAAGATAAGATAGCTGATAGGAACGTAGACGAAACTAACTTTCAATCACAAGGATACGAGATTCTTCGAAAGAATCTCGTAAAGCAGGATGATGGAACTTATAAAAATGTTTTGTCAAATGCAAACATCGCAGACAAAAGTGTGATAGATGTAAAATATGATTTTGATGGCTTAGGTAATGTTATTGGATTAAAAGATTCATATGTTATATCAAGTGGTGGAAAATGGAATAACGTTTTTATTAATGCAAACCATTATTCACATATAGATAAAAATGTTTTAGGGGAAAATGCGCTTTTACGTAATGTAGCAATTGACGAAGAAATAACTTATCTTTATCAAATACCTTTTGCATCTATTTCATTTGCAAAAAAAAATGTAGAACTATTTTTAGAAACTGATTCTACTAATTGTAACTTTATATCTTCATTTAAAGGTAATAATTTTATTTTGCATGGAAATAATCATAACATTACTTTGCCAGATGACAAAAAAGACTTAGCATTTAGAGCCCTTAATAAGATATACGTAGATGCGGTTAGGTTTTATTCAGACGATGAAAATATTCCGCTTTATTTAAGAACTTTTTATACTAGCGATATTCAGAGACTCGAAGGTATAGTTGATATTAAATTTACAAATTGCACATTCGAAAATACCAATATATACATAGCAAATTTTAGTTATAAACTAATTTTTGAAAATTGTAAATTTAAAAATTGTATTATTAACTTTTATTCAACTGAGGATGCGAAAGATAATAGTAGATATTGTGACATAGTTGTAAAAAATTGCACGTTTGAATTTGGAAAAAGAAACGTTAATAATAACGAATTAATACAGCCAACTATAATAGGTAATGCAGGAAAATTTGTGTTAGATGGGTGCTCATTTTATAACTTTAACGATACTGGTTATTCTACAACAGATGCAATAGATGTTTATGGCACAAATAATGTTATCATAACAAATTGTTTATTTTATTATAAACAATCTCCTGGTGGTGAAGGAATTATAAATATAAAATCACATAGCCGTTCATCTGTTGCACAATCTTGGGCTCCAGATGATCTTTACGCAGGAAATACCATAGTAAGTAATAACACATTTGTTATAGAATCTGATTCAAATGTTCATACGTCAGGTGTAATTTGGATAAGAAATATGTACAGGGATGACAATACTGTTCACATGTATGAAAGAGGTAATATAGTAATCTCTAATAATGCTATGTATGTTAGAACAACGAAAGAAGATATAACTAGAGATGAATCATTTATTTATATTCAAACAGGTATAAAGAACGTAGTTATATCGGATAATGTTATGATGAGTAATTGCAAGGCTAATATGTACTTAGTATCAGCCGCTTGCAATAAATATAATAATACTTTACCTTATATTAAAGATATTGTTATTAGCAATAATATAGTATCAGATTATACGAATGAAAGTTCAAATTGTTCAATTTTCGAATTTAATCATAAAGGAGACATTGAGGATGATAATCTCTTTGAAGATATTATAATGGCAAACAATATTGTGAGAACTAAAAATTTGAATGTACAAAATATACAATTCGATTTATGCAGTAGATTCAATTTCAAAATGGAAAACAATATTTGGCGTAATAAAGATAAAATATTCTATGCCAATAAAGGAGATACAGCTAATAGACCTGTACTAACAAATTATAGCAAAGGATTTGAATACTATGATACTACATTAAATAAAAAGATTCTTTGGAATGGTTCTGACTGGGCAAACCTAGATGGAACATCACTTTAGAAATAAGAAGGTATACCATATAATAATGATATACCTTCTTACTTTTATTATCTTATCTTTCAAAACAAACTCCCATTTTTACCTTTAAATCTCTCGCATCCATAATTCAACAGAAACTCCTGTATTAATCCTTGCTGAGCTTTCGTATTGAAATTCCTACGATGGGCATCAACTACCTCTGAATGGCACTTAATACACAGACATTCTAGGTTGCTTTCATGGTTGTCAGTCTTGTCTCCATTACGATGATGTACCTGTATAAACTCGCTTTCGAAAGGATTCATCACCTTAACGCCACATCTTTCACAAGTGTAATTATGCTTCTCTCGAAACTTTAGACTAATCTCTCTCCAGTCACGAGTATAGCCATTCACGTCAACTTCTACTTCTTCTTTTGGTTTTGTAGGGGCATGATGGGCTTTCTTAAGAATATCCACGAATTCATCAGAAGTAGTATTCTTATCTATGTTTCCAAGTAAAGCCGCACAATATTTACATAAAGGTAACTTGTCAATCTTCTTGTCTGTATTATTATCGCTAGTGTCTATCACCCAAACAGGCATATCATTGGCTTGTCTGTATTCGGGTATCTCACCAGCACTGTTCATGAAATCCGTTATTACTTGGCATTTACAGATATGATAGCGTGGGATTTTGTATCTAGCAATGTTGTACTTTCTTTTATACAGAAACACACGCTGCTCTGCCCCAGTGTCAGGATCAATATTAAATATACCGGTATCGTCAATCTTTAATCGACCATGTTTTAAGTCTCCAAGGGTTACATCTTTTGATGAGACCACTCGATAGCCTGTGTTTGAAACTGGAGCATTGATATTTATACCTAACGAGATAAGCTTGGCACGTAAGGCACCAAAGCTTGTTAAACCTTTATCTTCTTCCATGATAATTTCTCCTATTGCTTATTTTTTCCAACAAAGTTTTCCAACAGCTTTTCGCTATCAGTAATAATTCTAAATTCTACTCGTCTAGACTTAGCCAAATCAATCCGTTTATGACTGTCATGTACATATTCACCTTGTGAGTCCAATGCTTTTCCATACGATAAGCCGTTGGCAGTAAACCAATATTCAAGCAAAGCTTTTTCCTTTGGAGTGTACTTTTTGAACTCTGGCAAAGAGCGAAAGAACCTTAGTACATTCAATGCTCTCTTCTGAGAAAGAATCACATTGGCGATGTAAGGGTCTTTGTCTAGTTGAGGATAACCCCAATCGTCTGTATGCCCTTCGATACGAATCTCTGTTATATGATTCCGCAAGCTATCATTTAGCAAAATATCAAAGTATCTAGGCAAGAAGTCTGCCAACACCTTTTGAAATTCAGGTGAAAGCTGGTCTGAACCTTGCTGAAACAACACTGAGGCATTCTTGAATTTCATAGACAAATCACTGCCGATTGACATTTGCCATTTCGCAGTGTCGCCCTTAAACTTGCTAACCAATTTGTCATGGAGGTTTTCTTTGACCTCCACATAATCTTTCAGTGTAACCGAATGTTCCTGTACCTTACTTATATAAGCAATGGCAACGAAAAGAAATATTACCATTAATCCTGTCATAAGATCTGATACAGACATCCAAATATTATTTTTTGCCATATTTATCTGTTGATATATTTACCAGCCATTGAAGCAATGAGGTTATCAAGACTAGCCAAAGTTGCACTTAGTCTATTGTAGAAACTCTTGTCGATGTTTAGAATCTGTTTGTTCAATTCTTCGCTACCACTTTGAATGATACCTACGCCATCTTCCATGCTCTTCTTTGTTGACTGCCAAAATTGCTCATTATAGTTTCTGATGCTATTCAATTCCTCCAGTTTGTTGATAAGTCGTTGAACATCATCTTTGAACACCTGTACACCATGCACCCAATCGTTCAACTTGTTAGTGATGGCATCTTGTTTCTCAATTCCGTCCTTGGCAAGTGAAGCTGATTCAGATAGGTTCTTTGATATTTCAATAAACTTCTTGTCATTAACCATGGCTTCTTCTAATGCTGTAACGAGTTGCGCAAGTCTTCCACCGTTACCTACTAGCTTCTGAGCATTTTCTGAAACCTCTTGCATCGTGTTGGAAGAATCCTCGAAATCCTCTTCCATCTGATGATATTGCTTGGTAAGGCTTTCAATCATAGCCTTATTTTCTTCCTGCCATGTGTTTAGTTTCTCAACGCTCTCGTTCAACTTAGCGAAGTTTTCCTGTACCAATCTACTGATAAGGGCGTTCATCTGTTTTTGAAACTCCTCAGTAACCTTTTTCATAACTTCAACCAAGGCTTCGGTATTACTCTTCTTAAGCAATTCGCTAAACTCATCAAACTTATCGGTAAGTAGCTTGTTGGTTGCTTCCATCTTGTCTTCGATGTCATCTACTTCCGAACGCAAAATCTGGCTGAATTTCTTTAGCTCCTCATTCATTTCATCAAAAGTTGAAACATTGGAAGACTGTGCGTCAACGATTTCTCCGAGTGATTCCTCTATACGTTTATTGCTCGCTTCATAGTTAGAGGCAAGTAAAGATATAGTATTTAGCGATGTGGATTGTTCTCCTTCTAGCAAAGAGATACGAGCTAATTTTGTGTCAATGTTGGTTACACAGCCAGCAATAGATTTGTTGATTTCAATAATTTGGTTAAAGAATGAAGCTTGTGCCATACCCATCTGGCTCATTTCATTTCTGTTTTGGACCAAAGTTGAAACCAATGTAGTGCTCATTTCTCTAACCCCCTTTCCTAGCTCCTTGATGGCTGCATCTGTAGAAGAGACTCCACCATCCTCCTTGTCAAATTTGATGTCTGTGCAGCAATGGCGAAGGATCAAGGAACCACCCATACCACAAAGTGAAGTGAAGAAAGCCGTCTTTAATCCACCCAACAATATAGGTATGCTTCTTGTTAAATCACTCACATCGAATCCTGCCAATCCTATGGTAATGCCTAGGAATGTTCCAAACACACCAAGAGTGGAGACTATAGAAGGGAAAGCGTCTATAGTTCGTTTGTGTTTTTGCAAAAACTCTTCTTTGGCAGTCTTCGTGATATAGAAGAATACCAAAAATGCACCACAAATGATGATGCAGCTAATCCATGTAATGATGTTCGTTCCTTGTTCTGTCATATTTGTTAAAGCGTTATTTCCCCACAAAAGTAACAAAAATATCTGTAATTATACCAACTTATGCCGAGAAATCATCTAAATTTAGACTGATACTAAATAAGTGAGCAAAATGATATTTAATCTAATATATTGATATTCAGTGTAAAAATAAACCGAAAAATTCTTTTGAGCATAGTTAGGTCGTGCCGGGCTTTCTTTGTAACTTTGCACCAAGTTCAATAGTGGACGAAACGATTAATCTATCATTTTTATGGAAACTAGTAAAACGTATGTTTTCGGTAATGAAGGTACTAGCGGCAACAATGGAATGCTAGGACTTCTTGCGCCACTGCTCCAGAAGCAGGGCGTTGACCCAAACGTGCTTCT